TTAGATGGATTAAGTAATTTTTGAGCAGATATTGTTTTCTTTGTAATTTTAAAGGATTCACCCCTTTGTTTAAAATTGGGATCTGCTGCCTTTCTTGATTTTCTTACTCTTACAACTTCTTCTCTTAATATTGCTGATCTTCCATCACCTTTACCTTTAGTCGCAGATTCAATAGCTGCAGCACCTTCCATTAAAGCACTTAAATAGTTCTCTTCTGAAGAAAGATTGTCTAAATCTATCCCCAAATCTAAAAGTATTTTTACAGGACTAGTACTAGTGGCTGCCATTCCCTTGTTGTTGTTGCTTTAATCTTTCCTCTTCTAGGTGTTGTTGAAGAAGCCCCACATAGATGTCTCGTTCCCAAGGCATCATATTTTCTATCTCTGTCAAGCTATATTTATGATACTGCATCAAGGCAAAATTAAGTTTGAAGTAATTCTCCAAACTCATATGCAGTAGGGCTATGCGAAAAAACTTGCCAGTCCCTCCATTACCACTTCACTTTCAACCTTTGTTTTAGGATTAGTAACTTTAACTGTATGAGATAATTTAGGCATAGTCTCAAAGAAAGATTCAATCTTCTTAAACTGGGTAGAATTCATTGATTCAAGGAATTCCCTAACTTCTTTCTTAGTGCAATCTGCAGTTGCCCAAACTTCTTCCTCATTATAAATTTTATCAATACAAGTAGCAATCAATTCAAATGATTGATCCATCGCATTCTTATCATTAAAATCAAAATTACTTTTAATAAACTGATCTAATGAAGGATACTTAAGTTCCATCATTAAATTATCATCCAATTTAATTTTATTTGTATGATTCTCATCTTTTTGAACTTGAATATCATCCAAATAAATCGTTACTGGAACCTCAGTTTTACCATCATCAGGACAAATAATATTAACTTCAAGATCCTCTCCAACAGATTTACCCCTAATATTAAGGAATAAGTATTCAATATCAAAAGTAGGAAGTTGTTCTACTTTAATTCCTTTAGTAAGAACACAACTCTTAAGAACCGCCTTAATAGCATTTGTAATTTGCTTATTATCTTCACTCTCTAAAGCAATTACAAGAACCTTCTCCTCTTTTACAAGAAATGGTCTATATTTTACTGCTCCACCTGTGGAGGGCAACTCCAACTCATAGGTCGGAGTAGTAATTTTTGGTAAAGGCATAATCTATAATTCAGATCGTATATTTATATATAAGGGTTTTTATACAGCATCCCTAATAGCTTGATTGACAAGTCCACCAGCGACATCTCCAAGAAGATCACTTCCTGTGACTCTATCAACTACATTATCAACCAGACCACCACCAAGATTACCCAAAAATCCACCAAGATTAAACTGAGACTGTTGGAATAAGTCAGGTGATGGATATGCATTTTGAACATATAGATTTTTTACAATATATCTTATATAACTCATAGATACCGTGCATTTCAATAAAGAAGATCCATCATATGAAACAGGCATTGAATTTATTGCTATAGGAAAAGATCGTAAAAACTCATATGTTAATGGATTTAAGTGATCTCTCTCAAATTTTGTAACTTTTAATCCTTGACCTGCAATATATTGATCAGGATATCTCATCCTATAAAAATAATTTTCTGTCATCAATTGTCGTTCATTATCTCTATCAGAAATTTGTCTTCCATTAGTAATCCATGCAATCCATTCCTCAAAGAATTTAATTGGTTGATATAATCCTGCATCAACATAAAAAGTTAAATCTATTCTATCATCGAAAATTCTTCTATGAACATGTTTCTCTGTTACACCTGTTCGATCATTACTAATATCAAATGTTGCTAAGTTAGATCCAGGCAAAGATGCTTCTGAGCACATCAGTTGGATTTTATCTTGTTTACCAATACCTCTCCATTTACCCAGCGCACTAATAATAGGTATCTCCACCTCAAAATGAGAAGTGGTTGCTGGTCTCAACAGATTGGCTTTAATGTTGGATACGGTTCTTACGGAAGGCATTTATAAATACTTTTTGACCTTATATATTATGTATATGAGATAATGGGAGAAAGTATTAAAAGTCTATTTAAACCTACGAAACCTAAAAAATATAAAGGTGATGTGAGTAATATTATTTGTCGTAGTTCTTGGGAAAGAAGATTTTGTAATTGGTGTGATCTAAATGAAAGTATTTTAGAGTGGGGAAGTGAAGAGTTTTGGATACCTTACCGTGCTCCTGATGGTAGAGTCCGTAGATACTTTCCAGATTTTATAATCAAAGTAAAGGAAAATACTGGTAAATTAAAAACTTATGTAATTGAAGTAAAACCACTTAAACAAACCAAAGAACCCAAAAAGAGGAAAAGAGTGACAAAATCCTATCTCTACGAATGTCAGACATATGCTGTAAATCAGGCAAAATGGAAAGCAGCAGATGAATGGTGCAAAGACCGAAAAATTGAATTTAAGATTATAACCGAAAGAGAACTAGGTATAAGATAATGACAGATTCATTCGGATTTAATGGTAATGGTGAAGATGAAGAAGAAAGGTATGCAAATCGCATAGAACCGATAAAACAAGATTTAGAAGCAGCAGTTAATGATCCTGAAGAAATGATGATGATCATTATGGAAGCACTAAATGATACTGTGACTCCAATTCCTAACGTAGGACAATTCTATACCTTTATATACAATGCAAAAACTCCTGATATTACATATGATCAACATCCACTAATTGCTTGCACCTCATTAGAACGATGGGGATTTAAAGGACTTAACTTTCATTGGAGACAATCTCGTAATTATACATGGGAAGAACTAGCAGGACAACTGTATATTGTGCAATATAATGAACTAGATGACCTTCTCAACTTTCCTTATGGAAAATTCATACTAAATAAATAAAAGATTCGTATATTAGATGGCAACAAAAGAGGGTTTTTACGGTAGTGACGATACATCCAATACCTTTAAAGGTAATGGTACTAATTGGTTTACGCTTGTAAATAAAAAAGCAGGAGATATTGATATATACGAAGATATATTAGATGATGATAAGAGAGCAGGAACTATATTTTCAGAATCAGGAAATTTGAAATTTAACTCTAACTGGTTTGATCAAGATTTAAAACATAAATCATTTATTAAAGATAATCTAAAAATATTTAAGAATGCTGGTTCAGAAACAATAAAAAAAGGATTATTATCAGAAGATAATACTCTAAGTCCAGAAGGAGCAGCAAACCTAGCAAAAAATCTAACAAAGTCAAATAAAGCAGACGAGGGAGGATCTGATGATAAAAATGCTTTAACTAACCCAGCTAATATTGATCCTGAAAAATTAGGAAAAAGTGAACCAGGAACAAGAGAATCTGGTTTCGGTATTCATGTATTCCCAAGATCATTAAGAACAGGGAGTGATGGACAAGATTTCTTAAAAATTGATATGATGGCATTTAAGCCAACTGGATTAAAAGGAGGAGGAGTAAGAGAAGAGGGTGGTAAAGCAGTGATAACTACTAATCTAGGTGTAGCTGAGAGAGATATGGATAGACAATCAATAGGAACTGTCATTCTTCCAATACCAGGAGGAATTCAAGATAGTCAACAAGTCTCATGGACTGAAGATAAAATCAATCCATTTCAATTAGCATTAGCAAATATTGCTTTGGCTACTATAGATGGGGGTTTAGCAGATGGAGCAGGAACAGCAACCGAATTAGTTAAATCTGCTTTAAAAAGTGATGATACAAAAACAGCATTAGGAACTTATATCGCAGGACAAGCATCAGGAGCACAAAATTTAATGACAAGAACAACTGGTGCGATAATGAATCCCAATATGGAATTATTGTTTACTGCACCAAGCATACGAAACTTTAGTTTTGCTTTTACACTTGCTCCAAGAAGTAGAGAAGAAGCAAAAACTGTTATCAAAATCATCAGATTCTTTAAACAAGGAATGGCTCCAATTAGAAGTAAATCTCGTCTATTCCTCAAATCTCCTCATACCTTCAGACTTGCTTATAAACATAAAGCATCTAAAAACGAAAGAAGAGATGGAAATAATGTTGCTACCGATCATCCATACTTAAATAAATTTAAAGAATGTGCTATGGGTTCATTTGGTGTCAATTACACTCCAAATGGTGCTTATTCAACATATGAAGATGGTGTAATGACTGCTTATCAAATAACTATGAATTTCCAAGAGATGAATCCAATATATAATGATGATTATGGTAGTAGTGGTTCACTTCCAGCAGAGATAGGTTTCTAAAATGTCAAGTTATTTCGATCTTATTCCCGATTTTGACTATGTTAGCAGATTGCCTAATGCTAAAATATCTGATTATACTCGTGTTAAAAATTTCTTTAGAAGAGCAACTCTAAGAGAGGACATTTTCCAAGATCTAACCTTCTTTACTAAGTATTCAGTTGAAGGTGATGATAGACCCGATAATGTAGCACATAAGGTATATGAAAATTCTGACCTAGATTGGGTTATTTTACTTGCTAATAATATAACTCATATTCCAACAGAATGGCCTATGCCACAAAATGACTTTGATAGATTTTTATTAGATAAGTACGATAACTACGATACGATCTATAATGGAATTCA